TAGCTTGGTAAATTGTTCAAATATTTGTCTTGAGGTGTTACCGCTCTTTCTAAAGTTGATGGTAAAGGTAATATTCCATTTTCTGGTGTTACTGCAGATGCTTTAGGATCTCCAATTGTAGAGTATTCCTTATGTAAAGTAGACTGTTGAAAATTTGGAGTATTTGGTGTGCTACCATCTAAACCTGTTAGTTGAGATGTACCTGATGTTAATTTATCTAATAGACCCATAATTTTTGTTTTAAATTGTTATTTTGTTATAAATATTGTAAGATTATCCTCTATTAATTGCAAATACAGGACCATTATTTAATCCGGCTAAGTGTTTATCTATATTACCTAGTAAATTTTCCATTTTTCTATTATCTACTTTTAATTCTTTATTTAAAGGTACTACTGCTTCAGGCCCTGCTTCACCTACTATACCTAATGTAGGTTTCTTTACTATTCCACCTGCTGCAAACATTTCAGGGTTAACATTATCATCATATCTACCATAAATGTCAGCTGTATAGCCGTAATTTTGAAATGCAGAATCTTCTGTTCTCTTTATTTGTTCTTTAGTACCTGAAAATGAAAAATCTCCGCTAAGTATATCACTTATAGCTTTTGGACCTACTGCTATAAACTGGAATATTGGATCTAAAAGTCCAACTATTTTTCCTACAATTTCAAATAGTCCAATAAATATATCTAATATAGGCATTAAAGGTTCAACAAGGGCTACTATTACTTCATTTAATTTATCCATAATAGCTAATAATCTATCTGCCTGGCTTGCTTGTTCTTTTAAACCTTCAACCCCTTCATCAGCCAATTCTTTTTGGGCTTGGGCTAAACCAACCTCTGCTATTCTAGCATTTAGTAATCTTTCTGTTTCTTCAGCTTCTTCTCCAGATAGACCAGTTAATTGTTCTTGAGTAAATAAAGTTTGTGCTAATTCATCTCTAGACATTCCAACTGCTTGAGCTAATGCTTCTTGTTGGAGTCTATTCATTTCAGCAAACTCAGCTGATGTACCTGCTTGTTCTGCTATTTCTGATGCTAGTGTAGCTAAATCGTTATTTAAGGCTGCTTGTCTTGCTTTTTCTAAATTAATATTTTTACCTAATAATAATTCTGCTTCTAATTCATTTTTAATACTATTTTCAAAATCCATTAAACCACCAGCAATACCTTCTAACTGCTCCATTTCCATACCTAGAGATTTAGTTACAGCTAATGCTTCACCTAATAATTTTGGATTTTTTGAAAATGATAATGTTGTTGCAGCTGATATTTCAGACATGGATTTTGCTAAATCTTTTGTATTTAGCATTACTCCATTTTGAACACCTGCCATTTTAGCTGATGCCATAAATTCACCAGTAACATCTTGTAAATTCTCTCCAGTAGTAAGGGATAAATTTGCCATCCCCATAAATTCTTCTACTGTCATACCTGAATTCTCAGTAATTAAAGTTAAATCAGCAGCTAATTGACCTACTGATTTTGATATAGTAGATGATGTTGTACCTAATGCAGAATTTAATGCTGTAAAAGTTCCTAAAACTTTCTTACCTGTAACAAATATGTCGTTTGTATTATTTGCTATTTGATTCGCCTCTGAACTTACTTTTTGGGCTTGAGTATAAGTAATATTTAAACTTTTAGCAGCATCACCTATTTTTTTATCTATCATTACAAATTGTAAGATCAAATTCTTTTTAATAAACTTACCTAAAAGTTTAAACATAGCTGAGAGTTTGCTTAAAGGTTTTAATGCTTTACCTATAGATGGGCCTAAGTTAGCAACATCTCCACCAACCATTTTTGATGCCTCAGTTCCCAGTTTGCCCTCAAAAATATCGGTGTTAAAACCTTTATCTGAAAGGCTCTGCATAAATTTCTTATTTATACCTTTTCCACCCCCTTGTAATGTTGCAATATCATCTTCACTTAATTTAGATAATTGATCTTCAACTCTTTTTCCTTTACCCTCTTTAGTTAATTCATTATCTAACATAATCCCACTCAGTTCATCTGCGGATTCAGTTAAAAATTCTCCTAATTGACCTACTCCTAATTTGTCAAATAAAGCACCTGCACCACTTAATGCTTTAATTGTTGGATTTTTTGATATCTTTTCAAGAATTTCTTCTTGTTTTTCATATTCTTTACTAAGTGAAGTTGCTGTTTTTAATCTACCTGCAACAAGTTCATTGATTGCACCTTGTAGTTTTTTATCTTTAGTAGTAATTTGATTACCTAACCTAGTTAAGTTAAGCATATCTTTTTGAACTTTTGCCCTTTTATTTTGAATATCTGTTAATGCTTTTTTACCTCTTAATTCTTTTGATGTTAGAGCAAATTCATCAGCAGTTGCTTTTGTAAGTCGATTAGAAATTGAAAGAAGTTCTCTTTTTTCAACACCTTGGTTTTTAATTTCTTTTAAAGCTGAGGATAAAGCATTAGCGTAATCATCTGAATCCGCTTTTTCTCTGGCAGAGATACCAATTCTATCTTTTTGAACTGCTAATAGTTCTTTTTCAAGTGCAAGTTCTTTTTCCTTCCTTTTTAGTTCTTGAGGTGTTGGCATTAGTATATTTTATTATAAATATTGTTACTTATAACTTGTTTTACCTTTGTATGGTTTACTTGCTTCAGAAAATGCAGGAGCATTTATTTTACCATCAGAACTTACTAAAGATTTTTTACCTTTATTTTTAGCTGATTCTACAGCTTCTTTTTGTCTTTTATTTGTATCATCATAGTGGTTTTGGATTTCTTGAAGAGTAAATTTTCTTAACCAAATAGGCATGTTATAAATAGTGTAATAATCAAACCCACCATTTCCATGAAATACTATATCATGAATATCTTTAAAAAGTCTTTTTCTGGCTAGGGGTGCTACCTTAGAGGTCAGGCCAAAAAAAGTTAAGCCCAATGGGCACTGCGACCTCCTCACCGCTTTCAAGAACATACTCTAAATTAACATCGGGCTGTGTGTTTTTTATGTGTTCTCGAAAGGCCCTGGAGTCTCTAGCTAATAAATAATTATCTACAAAATCTCTAATGTCTTTTTTTTCATCTTTTCCATCTACTGAAGTAATTATATGTTTTAATCTAGTAGTAAGATCGGCTGAACTTTCTTTGTTGATTTTTTTCAATCCTGCTATTTCTCTTTCTATAGCTTTTTCATCCTTACCATTAAGAATTTTATATGTAAGCATAGTACCTGTAGACTCTATAGTATAAGAAAATTCATTTATACCTTGTGTTAAACCTTTAGTATCAAATTCTCTATTATCTAGTTCGGTTAAATCTATTTGATGCTCTTGACCTTTAATATTTACATTATAAATTTTACCATAACCTAAAACTCTAGCTACAATAAATACTGCATTTTTATCACCAACAATTAAATCATCAATTTTTACATCTTTAGTAACAATTAATGATTGTAATAATTTATCTAATACTATACCTTTTGAAATATATGATTGGTTAGATAAAATATCTTCTTCTCTAGCTGTCATATATTTAATTTCTATCTTACCACTAGATAAAGGGTGGTCTTTAGGATATACTATACCTTTTGAGGGTAAATCAACCATTTCGGTTGGGAATTTAAAATCACTCATATAATCTTTATTTAATTAAAACTGTTATTCGTTAATACATATGTACGATACAAAAAAGCTTGACCGAAGCCAAGCTATTTTATAAAATATGTAATTATTTTTTAGAAATTTAAAATACAATAATCTGGTTGTACTTCTAATTGGATTTCTTGAGCTGCATTTTCTGTATCCCAATTGAAATCTCCGAAATCTACTGAAGTAATTAATGCTCCTTTAACTATCCATTCAGATACTATATCACCTACTGGTCCTAGTACGTTTAATGTAAGATCTTTTTTATAGAAATCACTATATCCATCTCTACCTGTTACTGATTCGTGGTGTAATCTTACCCACTCCATTACTGCCTGAGCTCCTGAAGGTGTGATTGGATCAAATAACGTCATTGAAATTGGATTCCATGTTGATTTACCTTTTACAAATCTTTGAACATTGATATGATTTAAAGCTACTGTACCTTGTGTTAGTGTTACAGCTCCCATACCTTTAATCTGGTAAGATGGGATTCCATCTACATAAAGAATAAATCTATTCTTTTGTTTTGGCTCAAAAGCTGTAAAAAATATTTCGTTTGGGTCTAATACTGCCATTTTATTATTTTATTTATTTTATTATAAATATTTCGTTTTTTAATTTTTATGATGGAAATGTTGCTCCAGTTGGTAAAACATTGAAATCTAGTAAAATAAATTCTGCTGTTTTAGTTGGTTGTAGGTAAATTTGACCTACTAGCTCATTTCTATCGATTACATCTGGTGTGTTATTTGTAGCATCCATTACAACTTTAAACGCGTATAAACCTTGTCTTTGTTGTACTGATTCTAAGTATGGGTTAACTTGTGATAAGAAGCTATTTCTTGTACTTATTGAATTTTGCTCAAATACTAAATTATCTGATACTTGTACTATGTAAGATTTTAATGCTATTAATAATCTACGTACATTTACTCTATCTAAAGCACTTGCTTTTTTCTGTAATGTTTTCTGTCCAAATACTACAACTCCACTTCCTGGGAATGTTGCAATTGGGTTAACATTTGCTTCATATAAATTATCTCTGTTACCTGATGTTAATTTTCTTTCTGCTTTAACTACGTTACCTAGCGCGCCTCTAATTAAACCTGCTGGTGCGAACCATGGGTCTGAAGAAGAATCTGTAAATGCGTATACTCCCGGTATAAACACAGAAGCTGGCGACCAAACGTATTGAGCATTCGCGTCAATAGATTGTAACCAAGGCCAATATGTTGCTGCATAAGAACTGTCAAATGCTGATGCTTGTGTTACTACAGTATTTACTGTACTGTTATAAGGTACTAAATCAACTACTGCTATACAGTCAGTTCTTGATTGTGCTAGTGATACCATTTTAGATACTACTGAAGAATGTGCTGTAAGTGAATTTATTAATCCTGGTGCTGTAATTACATTAAAGCTGTAAGCATCGGTGTTTGATAATAAATTTAATGATTGCGTATATTCTGCTGCAATTAATCCTTGAATGTTAGTATTCGTGATATTTTGGTTAAATTTAACAGGTGAATTATTACTATTAATATTTGTACCATTTCCACCTTGGAATGAACCTGATCCTATAGCTGGTATGCTTGAGAAGTAAGCTGATTTAGCTGCTCCATTATTATCAAAATATTGTGGTGTTGGAGAATTAACTGCTCCTACAAACACATAAGCACTACTGTTTGGATAGTCACCATTTGATTTAACATAATAATCAACTCCATCTTGTTCTACTGTATAGTAAGTATTACCAATAACTTTTGCTACATAATTTGCAGCTGTTGGGTCCATTGATAAATTATTATATTGTTCTAATACTGCTTTTTGTGTTGCTGTATCATTACCACGTCTTATAGATAATGAAAATTGTCCTGATCCTGTATTAGCACCTGTAATTTCCCATCTAACATTATTTCTAGTACCAGCATCTAAAGTACCGTTTGCACTATCAACTCCTGCTTGGTAATTATTTGTTATTGCTCCTTCAGAAATAGTTTTTAATACAAAAGCATCATTACTTTCTAAATCACTACTTTTTAAAGTAACAACAAATGTTCCAGCTCCTCCACCTTGACTTCCTTGTACTGTTAATGGGTTACCTGCTGCATATCCTGCTCCTGC